CAGAGAGAGCGTCTCCAACCTTGGGGCTTTTGAGGGCTTTCCGTGCGTCACTTTGCTTGATCCCGGCAGCGACCGCTTGCTTGATAAAGTCATCTTTAATCCTCTCAATAGAATCGTTCCGAATACGGTCATAATCGGTATCTGGAGTATACACCGAACGGAAATCATGGGGCAAGACTTTAATGCCCTTATAGTTATCTCCCAGAGAGTCAATAGCGGCATCTTCCAATTTATCGCGATCAATGCCGAATGAAGACCCATCATCTTCATAACGCGGAATGACATCAAACCTGTATCCATTTGGATACCTGTCATAGCTTAAATCATGGCCATGGCTGAAGACTGACGTCGCAAGCTTGTGAATGTCGTCAGGGTGCATTTGATCCGTTGTCGGGACAAACAAAGAATAGCCGCGGATATGACCTGCCTTTGGAGCCGCGTTCTCCTGAGCAGGGAGCACCGTAGAGATAGCCATAGCCTTTTGGTGTAGGTGTTTACCCACGATAGCGTTAAACGCCTCCAGCTGGTCGTCATCCATGTCTTTGAGCGGTACGCGAATATTTGGAGAAACCGCAGCCTCAAATGTTCCGCCAGTGTCGAGCGGTGCAGAAGACTTTGGGTGAGATATACGAGTAATGTCCGTCGAGAGATTGCCAGTGAGCGCCTTCTTTAATGAATCCCAAGGATGCGTCCCGCGGGCAGACTGATACATGGCAGTCACAAGACCCTTCAGATATTGGCTCTGCGACAATGTGTCGCCCCTCTGAACGGCTTCGTCGTATAATGCATGCGCTTGTGCGCCAATGTCTGTTAGCTTTGTCCCGAACTCAATGGTTGCTTTGGGCGAAGTTCTAAATGCTCCTGTCGTGCGGCGCAAAGCATCCGCAAAGTCAGGATCCATAAATGCTGCTCTATTAAGTTTTTCGCCGTCTATGCCAGTGACGCCTGCTTTCTTTAGCTTGTTAACGATGCTTCCCCACACCTGATGATAAGCATCGCCGCTTTCTTCCTTAGCCTCTTCACCGCGCAAGTGAACCCATGCAGGAGCCTGGAAGTTCCAGCTCTGATAAGTGAAAGGCTTCTCTGGATGATTTTCATTATAAAGATCGCGGATCTTATTAAAGTAAATCGCCATTGGCTCATGAAGCGATTGGTTCGATGACATAACATCATCTGGAACACCAAACATCTTACCAACCCAAACGTCATTCACCGATATTGGAAACCGTGTAGGGACGCCTCCAGTTAAAGCAAGCGTATCGGAAAAATGGCCAGTCTTGTTGCCAGGCAATGCAGACGATTCACGATGATCGCGGCCAAGAGCCTGTCGGACCGTTTCAGGTATCGTAATATCAACGTCTGCAGGAACACCGCGCATATGCTGAGACATAACGCCTAAAGCGCGCTCCGCGTTCTCAAGAGGTTTTGCTCGCGCAGATGTCGCGCCGATAAGATCCATAAGCTTCATGAACTCATCATGGCTAAGATCTGGCATGTTCTCGCCCATCTTTTCGCCAGATAATTCATACCAAAGATGATCCTGCAAAGGCAGTCGCATTGCCTTGTCCCAATCCTTGGCCATAAAAAGAGGCTTAACTTTATGCTTCTCAACAGCAGCCTTCGCCGCCGCGGAGCTCTCGTTTACGCTTTCATTCCAAAGCTTATGAAGGATCTTGTCGCCTTCCGCATGTGCGTCATCTAATCGTTTCTGCGCATTTGATATGGAGTTTTCATCACCAGACGCATGAGCTTGTTCAAGATCTTTTTCTGCGTCACGCTGATCTTGTGTAAATTTAAAACCCAATCCAGGCTGTTTTAAAAAATCACTCCCCATATCAGCCCAGCGGCCACCTGTTGGCGATCCTGGCGTATATGTTCCACCAACGACGCGAGATGATTCAGGAACGATGACATCAAGTCGTTTGTTCACAATATCGCCACCGCTACGCGTATCTGCTTTTGCAGCAGCGATCTCTTCAGGAGAAGGATCTGGCGTGCGTGGATGCAATACCTGGCCGCGTCGTGTCATGACCGATTGTTTTGGAGCAGCTGATACGCGCCCCTCAAAAAGGCTTACAGGTGGTTTCGGGGCTGCAGGAGCAGGGATAGCAGGCTGATCGTCGCCAATCGCACGGGCTGTGTTTAGAGCTCCTTCTACAGGATCCCCACCATCAGCCATAACCTGGCGCCCAACTCTGGGCATATAATGGGATGGGAACTCGTCAGATAAAACTTCACCGCCACGCGCCATAGGCCTTACCGTGATAGGGTCAGGAAATGAAGACGTCTGATCTTTCAAATGATCATTAATAATGTCTAAGGCACGATCGATGATGTTACCCATTATTCAATCTCCTGCATGCCTTGGCCCTTTAATGATCTTGCAATCTCTAAAGCCTTTTGGCTTTTCCTGTCAGCAATTCGATGATGCGAATCAAGAATGCGGTCAGCTTCACGATGCTCTGATTCTTGCGCAAGTTGATGGATATCAACGCCCATCTTTATTGCTTTCAAATGCAAGTCCTGACGGCGCGTCTCGGCATCCATTAACTTAACTTCAGCATCAACGTCGCGGACCTGCCCGCCCTCTCCGCCTGACTTGGCTTGCGCCTCAAGCATCTTTGCCTGCGCCATTAAATGCTTTGTCTGTGCATCCAACATGCGGGCCTGGCCATCAACCTGCGCCTCTTGAACGGAGGCCTGGGCAACCATGCTTTTAGCGTCAGCCTCCTGCTTGAGGATCTGGAGCTCGGCCATTGCCTGCTGAACTTGCGGAGGTATCTGGCCCTGCGTTTCGGCTGGCGCCAAGAACTGCTCTGGATTGTTCCAACCCATCGCCCGCATCGCAGCAAGATCAATTTGCTTTGAATCATACAAAGCAGGATTTGATTGCTGGAGCTGCTTCAGAGCCATGATCTTCATCAGTCGCATGGTCTGACTTGCAGTATTAGGATCAGCCTGTGGGACAAGATCGTAATTGTCCAGGGCCTGAATAAATTGCTGTTCATTCCAGCGTTGAGCTGCTTTGTTGTTTTTGCCCCAGAAAGAAGTTGGGTGCTCTCTGAAGCAACGCACAATCAACTCAAACTCATCAGCCTGGGAAGCATGCATGCGCTTGTGGACGCTGTTAAGTATTTTTGTTGCCTGATCAATCAGAGCCAATGTCGTTCCAACTGGAGCGTCTGCCCGTCCCTCGCCAACTTGCAATTCGCTTGTTGAGCCAACGCGCTGACCAGTCTCAACCATGGAGTTGCAAAGATTCATCAACGCCATGCCAGGCTCTTTGTAAGGCAACGGCATTACAGCCTGACTAATTGGCATTCCACCAGTTTTAACTAAAGCCCCGCCCCCAGGAGGAACGCGGAAAATATTTGTGTTTTGACGGGCGCCTGTATCGGCCATGAGGAAGCCCGGGAAATTTGCATACATACCGGCGTCGAGCATTTCTCGCCATGCAGCTGTCACCGCATTAGTAGTGTTGCCAAGGATGTGCAGTAGACCAATATCGTAAAAGCCCATACCGGGGACGAACGTATATTTAACAAAGTTGTTTCGCGCTTCAGGTAATTGATCACCTTCTTGCCCAGTTGGTTCATCGTAGTTGCGCACGATAGAGAGAATTTCTCTAGATGATACATCAATTGTTACGCGGTATGGAATCTCTAATCCTGTCAATTTTCCTTTATATTTATGCTCAAAACCACCGATGTCTAATTCACAGTAAATTTCATATATTTCCCGATCGCGATCCTCTGCATTGAATGTATCAACTTTTATACCTTGAACGTCAGCCTTCTCGCGCTTCACTGCATCCGGCTGATCAGGCTTAGGAGTTGCCAAATCTATATCGCGATAAACGCCAAGGATCTGCAGGCGCTTTACCGTCGAAGGACGCATATAAACGCGATGCGTGACACGCTTTGCATCAGATAATGTCGTGGCTGCGTTATTGACGATCAAGTCATCAGCATCAACTGTTTCGCTTACTGGGCGCCCGCGTAAGGGACAAAAATAAACTTTCTTAAATGCTGTCCCGCCAAAGCCAAGCATGAAAAGCATTTTATCGGTATCGGGATAATATTCACGCGCCACAGCTGTGAGATAATGGTTCAGGTCTGTCTCGAGGGCATGCGCCAGCTCGTCCTGTTTAAGCGTCGTTTCTGCGCTTTCACTTTTAACTTTTACCGGGCCATCAGTTGGAAGCATCTCAGATCGCGCATTAGCCTGGAAGCGAAGAACTGCCTCGAGCAGAAGCGGATGGCGCACCCTTGACATGCCTTCGACAGGCGCGCCGTCAGCTGCGCCCTGTAGACCTGGTATCTCAATCTTTAGGCCCAGAAGCTTGATGCCCTGAGCCCTGTCCTCAATCCACTCCTGACGGCTGTCCAAGTCGTCTTGGACGCCGCGGAGGAGCTCGTCTGCAATGCGCCCCAACTCGAACTGATCTATGTCATCAACGAGGTTGCTGAACCATTCTTCAGCCCTCTCAGCGTCACTTGCACGCTCCACTGGGGCGCCATCAAGAGATACACTCAGAGATCCGTCATCATGCTCAATTCGCAGAATATTACCGCGGTCGTCTGTTTCAGGCTTGTCTTTGCCATCATCGATCTCAACCTCAACGTCCCCGCCGCCTTCCAGGCCCTCGAGAGATTGTCCGGCAATTTGCCGTATATTGTGAACGAGACCAGGGACGACTGGCATAGACTAATCCTTTTTGGCTAATAGAGCGGAAATGTCGTCTACAAAACGGTCAAGACCTTCTTTGGCAGCCGCATCATCGCTTTTGGCGTTGATTGTATAAATTCTAACATAGTCGTGGGGCTCGCGTCCATAAACCTCAACTCTAAACTTCCCGAGGCCCTGACCATGGGCTGGCGGCGTGTCAATAACGTCAACAGTAGCGTTACAATAAATCATTGTTGTTCTCTCATTATATTGGGTAAAGAGGCTCATCGCCTGAGCCAGTGTGCAATCTACTCTCATCAAGTTGCGCTGTATACTCCGCGCCCCTGAGCAGTATTCCTGTATCGCGCAGGTATTTTAAAGCAAGGCTTGTCGTGTCCACAAGGTCGTCATGCTTTGCTTTTGGGAATACCGCCAGCTGATTTATAACCATTTCAGCCCATGTTGTATCGGGAGCATGGATGAGGCCCTCGGCAAATAAATGCTGAACGCTATAGAGCCGCGCCAGTTTGTCCTGGCCTTTCGGGTCGACTAATTGAACGAAGAAATCTTCATATCCATATATGCGGCGCAGCTCTTGCGCCACGCTGTAGCCTGAAGCTTTATTCTCAACAAGAACTTTCATGACGCCATAACGGTCCATTGTCTCCTGGACTTTCTCTACAAGCTCATGGAGCTCGAGGCGATCCGCCCATGCATACATGAGCATGACGCGAGGGCGCTCCTCCTTATATTGGCGCTCGAGGGCTGAGACAGATCCATCATATGTGGCGACCCTTGTTGCCTGGGCAGTTTGATCGCCGCCAGACCAGACGCCCCAAACAGTCATGGCTGACGGGTCATTGGATGTCTTGGTCGTGTAGGCTGTGTCTAATGCTGCAATGACATATGAAAATGGCGGGTAGTTTGCCCTGTCCCAGGTTGGGATCCACTCGCGCTTGATGACACCGCCGCCTCGAGGCTCAGGCGATTGCTGGAACTGAGCAGCTGCAGCCCACGGCCCCATGATGATCTCGTCACGTTCGACGACGTCTTCCGGGAACCGATTTGGGAAGATGAGCTCTCCTTCCTCAGACCGCGGATCTTCAAGGCCGAGCATTGTTGGATGCGCCCTCGACGGATCGTAGCGCATGGGAAGCGAGATATAATCGTATGGAAGACCTCGATCCAACACTGATCCTATAATATCGTCCTCTGAAAGTCTTTGTTGTATTATAATGATTGAACTTGCTTTTGGATTAACAAGGCGCGTCGGTATTGCCTCGAAGAATTGCTGGTTGGTTGTGTCTTTGATTTGCTGAGATGCTGCATCAGACACCGACAACAAATCATCGCATATGATTCGATCCGCACGAGCGCCGGTTATTGAGTTGATGGCGCAACATTGGCGAAAGCCCATCGATGTGTTTTCAAATTTCTGTTTCTGGTTTTGATCTTTCTGTAATTGAACATGCGGCCACCTAGCGCGATACCAATCTGATTCGATGAGCCGGCGCATCTTGATGCCGTCGCGTATCGCCAGCTCTTGGCTGTGCGAGATACAGATGTAACGCATGTGCGGCATATTGCACGGGCCCCACTCGAAGGCAGGAAAGAAAACATTTACTGTAAGCGATTTCATCATGCCAGGAGGTATGGCAATCATAAGACGATTATACAGAGAACCATCATCTAAAACTTCGTTATTTGTTATTGCCATTAAATGTTCAGCGATGAAATCAATATGCCATCCGTGAATATATTCTGATCCTGGTTCGATGATATGCCAGGCTTGACGTATAAACTCGCTGAAGACTTCGCACTCTTTCGCGCTATCTTTGATATCTTCTGCGTCTAAACTTTCAAGTGCCTGCTGCGCATCAAAGCGTATGCCGAACATATCAATAATTTGGCCCATATCAATGTATCGTCCCTCGGGTCCAAATTGTCTCGCCCATTTCCTCAGCCGCGCTGACAGCGTGAGATGTCACAGCGCAGAAAGTCTTCAATGCATTATCTGCATCAACTGGATTATAAAAACCATTGCATAAAAGATATGTGGCGCAAGAAGATAAAATTTGCAGACCATCTTGCGGAGAGGACAATTTATATAACTCGTCTAGTATCCCAGAGACTACATTCAACGTCTCTTTAATATCTTCAGGCGATGAATGTTCATTTATCATTTTTAGCCAACGCCATCGAAATCATTTGACGCGCAGTATCGCGCTGTTCTTTGCTGAGTATTGATGCATCAAAAGAAACAATTGATTCAGTTTTAAGAGCGCCGCCGTTGGCGCCAGTGATTTCTGTTTGCTGGCGCTCTATGTAATCATCACGAAAGCGTGATGCTACGCTTTTTAACCACAGTTGTGCGTTAAAGTTGCGATTATCCATGTTTTTTTGAGCTTCATTCTCCCACCACGTTTGCGAATGAGCTCTTGCGCGTGCGAGAGCAGTGCGGAAGTCTTCACTTTCTTCGGACCATCTATATATCGACGCTTTATCTACATCAAAATGAGACGCCATTTGAGCAATGCTTTTACCCAGTTTTCCGAGCTCAATAATTTGCTCGCAAAACTCAGGCCGATACTTGCTCGGCCTTCCTTTCGGGCGTTTTTCTTTTACCTCTTCCATTTTAATTACAGTTCTCGGGTTGAACGAATGTGCATTCTGCGATGTATCTCGCAGGAACGGAACAGCCCACGAGAAGGGCTGCTCCAAATAGCGCAAGGCTATAGATGGCGGCTATGATTAGAAAACGCAATGTTTCTTGCTGCATGAGCGTAGACCGCAGTTTGATCGTGGGCATATGATAACATACTCCGATCTGATTTTCACTCAGTCAAAATCATCCATGTCTACAGATGATTCGTCGACTGTTTTTGGTTTTGTTTTTACCGAAGATAAGGCAGCCTGACCAAGAGGCGTGTCTGCCAGCATACCGAGGGCATCCATATAAGTGGCAAGGACAGCCTGCTCCTCAGCCAGCTTGGTGGCGTCTTGCTTGCGTAAGGAGATAATCTTTTTGATGATCTTTGGGTCGAAGCCGGTAGACTTGGCCTCTGCGTAAACTTCTTTGATGTCCTCTGCAATTGTAGCCTTTTCTTCCTCTAAACTTTCGATACGGCTAACGATTGCCTGGAGCTGGTTGTTTGTCGTCATTTATATAATCCTCCAAATTAATGAGTATGTGATCCGCCCTGAACCAGCATTCATCGCAAATTGATTCGCATATTGTAGATGGTTCCAAGTGGCGAAGGGAGCCGTATTCGTCTCGATGTCTATTTAAAATATCAAACTCACACAGGCTCTTGGCGATAATATCTCTGATATTTCGGCGCATTGTCAACTCCATCAATGTATATCCTAAAATTATTTTATGAATGTTTGAAATTATCAGTTGACGGGATCATAAGTTTGAAGTATCTTCAAACCATCGAAACACTAATTGACATGGAGATTGACATGACACTTTCAAACCTCGCCCCTCTCGCTGATGCCTACGCTCTCTTGAAGAACGAAGAGACCAAGATCAAAGCCCGCGTCGAGGCTGCTCGTAAAGAGATCATTGAAACAGGCGTCACCGAGATCGACGGCGAAGCTTGCACGGTAATCGTCGACACCAAGAAGGGCGCCAAGACGATCGACAAAG